TGACACTACTGACGAAGAAGGTAACGTCACTTCTGCTGCTGACAACGAAGCTGCATACCGAGCCAGCATTGATGCACAAGCTAGAGCATCAGTGCGTGCAGAACGCGATCAAAAACTGACTGCTTCTGACTGGACGCAAATGCCTGACAGCCCTTTGACTTCTGACAAAAAGACTGAATGGGCAGCGTATAGAACCAGTCTGCGTGACCTGCCTTCTGCTAGTGGCTTTCCCCACACAGTGACCTGGCCTACTGAACCTTCTTAATAACTATGTCTTTTACATCTAGAGTTGAATTTCTAGGTCATCCAGGCGTGGCGCGTCAGCTTGCTGCTGGCGCTTCTTCAGCTAACACCGCGTTGACCGCTGGCATCTACCGCATCTCTATGCGTGCCGTAGGTGCCGACATTCGTTTTGCTATTGGGCAAGGCGCACAGACTGCTAATGCATCTACTTCTAATTTTATTGCAGATGGTGAGCGTCTTGACTTTGCCATTACTAATGGCGCAAACATTGCCGTTATTCGGGACGCATCGACTGACGGCGTTCTTGAAGTAACGGAGCTTGGCTGATGAGATTAGGATCAACATCTTTATCAGTAACTAAACCTGGTAGGAAAAGAAAACGCGCTGCTGGCGGTGGTGGAGATGGTTCTGTTTTGTTTGATCTTACTGGCGGGTCACTACCCGCTGGTATGTATCAATACACTGGTTCCAACGCTCAACCAACCCTTACATGGGATAGCACTGGTGCAAAATTTACAGGTGATGCTGGAAGTGGTCAATATCCACTAAGACTACCGACAGCATTTACTGGCGATTACTTATTCCAGTTATCTACTAGAATTGATCAAGACCCAGGAGGAAGCAACTGGTGTTCTGATGCCAGCATTGCAGTATTTAATACTACTTACACTTCAACGTCTGGTTGGGGTTGGAAATGGGGTACACAATCAGGCAGAATCTCTGCACAAAATAATTGTAAAAAACCCACTCTTTATGGCTACAGTGCTGATAATGACATGTCTGCACCAAATAGTGGACAAGTTTTAATGACCCCGTATGTTTCTGATGGAACGTGGGTCACAATGCACTTCTATCATGAGCCATCTCAATCTCGTAGCCGTTACAAGGTAACAATCGGTGATAAAGATTGGGAAGCTTCAGGAACACAATTAGGTACTTCACCAAATGGTGGTGTCATACAAATTGGTAATTACTTTTCTGGTACTTATTACGTTGGTATTAGTGGCGACGATGACTCTAATACAATGTATGCCAACGCCTTCAGATACATCGCACTTTAATTATTATGATCACCCTTATCCGTCCAATCCTTTTTTCTTTTATTCAATCTGAAAAAGTAAAACTACTTATTGTAGATCTTCTCACTAAACTTGCTGAATCAACTGATAACGATGTTGATGACAAAGCAGTTGAATTTATCCGCAACGGTTTGTTCCCAGCTAAACCACTTGACTAATGGAATGGGCAGACCCGCCCGTCTTGCCCGTCTGGGACCTCCCTGAAGCGCCGTCACTACCTGCTCCGATACTGGAGCTACCAAGCGCCGAAATACCATCGTATAAGCCGCTTGTAGTGCCTCCTAACACTCTTAGGCCACCTCCTGGTGTCAAAGGGATTGAGGCAAAGGACGAGGCACCACAGGATAAACAAACAAAAACAAAAACTACACCTAAGAAAGCTGTACCTGCTAAGCCAGATGTAAAGCTTCCTGATAACATTCCACCTGAAGCACAGATTGTTAGTATTCCGTTTACGGACATCGAAGTACCGATGCCAACAACAACAATCATGACCACGGCTGCAACTACATCGGTCATTTCGGTGGGAGCCACCCTTGCTGCTACGTCAGTGTTCAAATATCTAGTGATGCTTATGAAACCCATCATTAAAACTACATGGAACAAGATAACGAAAGGAAAGCAGGATTCATCAAGTTCATCGTCCTTATCTGGTCAGCAGGACTCCTGACAGCCAGTTATGCGGGATGGATGCCAAAGATGGATCCTACTTATGTAGCCAGCATTCTAAGTGGCACTCTTGCAACTTTCTCAATTACTCGTGAAAAGAAACAATGAAAAAACTTCTTTTGCTGTTGCTACTTACTAGCCCAGCTGCAGCCAATCAAGTCACCCCTAACTTTACACAGGGGTCAATGAATTCCACTACTACAACCACTGTAGAAATTGATCGTACGATCGAGACTGAGATCTATGGTGGTGCCTATTCATCATGGTCTGGTCACAATGTAACCCCAAGTTCGCATATCAACGACTCTGCGACTACCTACTCCGTAACCAATGCTGGAGAGAACTTCCAGTTAGAAATTACGACAAGAGCAGCGGGAGTAATCGAAGACACAACTATCACAGAAACTATCGACCAAACCTCTACCGTTACTTCCTTGTCAGTCTTCTCGCAGTAACACCTGCTATTGCAAATGAAGATCCAACAGTAAATAATACCTCTAACCCGGTGGCCGCGGCAACGGGCAATGTTACAAATCAAGCGGTGATGTTTCAGAACAATGGTGCACCGTCTCGTCAATACTTTGGACCTAATAGTTCCTGTAATGGAACAACTATGCAGGTATCCCCTTTTTATATGGGCAGTGACACCATTCCAACTGATAGCACGTACACACGTACAGGTAACTGGGGTATGCAAATTAATTTTGCAGTACCTTTAGATGGTGGCATGATCGAGCTATGCAAGAGTATTGCTAGAAAGCATGAACAAAAACTAAGACTTGATTATGAGATTGTTCGTGCTCTTAAATGTGCGGAACTACAGCAAAAAGGTTTTACCTTTAGACCTGGAACACGTGTCGAAAGCCTTTGCAGCGATATTGTACCTATTGTCTCACTAAATGACTGAAGCCCTAGTAACGGCTGTCATAGCCGCTGTAGGAGCGGGTGCAGCCCTCAATAACAGACTACACAACAGAATAAATAGTGTTCACGATCGAATTAACGCCCTCGATAGGAGGCTAGACGACTTACAGCTTAACGTAGCAAATGACTATGTTAAAAAAGCTGAGTTGGCTGAACTTCTAAAACGCATGGAAGATCATATGGTCCGTATCGAGAATAAACTTGATCAAATTGTACTTAAAAGTAATTAACTATGTCCCACCAACTTGTTGACAACTATATTGATAAAGTCCTTGGCGACTTTGACACACTCGAAGGTGCTGAAAAAGCACTGAGCCGTCTTTACCCTGAAGCTGGCCGGTATGAGATCAAATCTCCCAAGGCACGTAAACCACGGGCTAAGAAAGCTGATGTCCAAGAAGAAAGCAACTGAAGATCAGTTTAATGAGCTTCATAACCTAGTTACTAACGAATTTCTAAAGCGTATTAAAGCTGGAGAAGCCACCGCACAAGACCTTAAAGCAGCCTGTGATTGGCTGCACAAGAATGACATCTCTGGTGTTGCTTACGAAGGCAACCCACTAGACAAGTTGTCAACCATCTTGCCGAAGGTCGATCCCGAACTTGTACAAAATCGACTCTATGGTACTCGGAAGAACAGCTAGACATTATCGGTCTAACCCTGCCTCCCGACAAAAACATCGAGATTATATGGCAGGGTATAACAAGACCCCTAAACAAAAAGCATATCGAAGAGCACTCGCACGCGCACGCCGTAAGCGAGGAATCATGGGTAAAGGCGGTGGAGATTTATCTCACAGTAGAAACGGCAGCCTTACACGTAAATCCATGAAGATAAACCGTGCTGCTAATGGGCACGGTAATAACTCTAGATACGCATGACACCAATCTTGCCTACACCTGATCACTACTTACATAATCTAATAGCCATGAACAGTTCTATGTCTAAGAAGCTTTGGAGAAAAGCCCTTAAGGAACACTTTGACTGTACATGTGTCTATTGCGGACAAACTTATGAATTATCAAATCTTACTCTTGATCATGTTATTCCTCGCAGTGCTGGTGGTGAAACCATTTCCACCAATATCGTACCAGCCTGTCAAGAGTGTAATCAGAAAAAGGCAAGCAAACCTGTAACAGAATTCATGCGATCTACATTCGGCGTGAATCGACTTCGCGAATACGTTATCTCTAAACATATTAATGGCTAATCTTACTAAATCTGCAGCAAACAAAAAATACGATCAACTTCGTTCACAGTTAAAAGCTGGCACTCTTTCGCAATCTAATTTTAAAGCTGCCGCCGATCGTATCTACAAAATGTATCACGGTAAGGCTAATGCAGCTACCCGAAACAGAGTTTCTCAGCCTTCAGCTAAACCCAAAGCTGCAGGCACTAAACCCGTCAATAAAGTTCCTCAGCGTTTTGCTGACGGTGCCAAAGGCGGCAAATTCGACAAGGCTGTCAAGAACAAAGAAAAAGCTAAGAGCAATTTCTTCCGTTCTAGCAGCGGTACGCGTGGAACAAATGTTTCTTCTAATCCAAAGCTGAAATCGCAACCTACGAAGCCCAAGCGCAGCAGCTTCCCCGCCGGTCGTTCCGGCGCTACTGCATATGCAGCTGCTCTGGCTAAGTACCGGAAACTCTTGGCACGTGTTCCCAAAGTTAAGCGTAAAAAGCCGCAACGTCGCGGAACAGCTTTTAGATAGTTCCACTTAGTCAATAACACGCCGTTCCGAAAGGGGCGGCTTTTTTTTATGTCACTCCAAGAGTGGCTTCGTACTGCTAATAAACTTGCTAAAGAAGGTAAGTCAAAACCACAAATCATTGAGCTGATCGGTGAACCTCCCGGTAAAATTACCTCAAATGGTAGAGGTGGTTGGAAAAACCGTACTGGCGATAGAGCCGGTCAACGTGCTCGTCGAGCCAAATTTGACACCACATCAACACCTTTAGCAGCCAACGGAGCCAAGAATCTAGAAATTAAGAAACAAGGTATTAACGGCAAAGCATCCATGTATGGGCTTGAACCCATGCAAACTGAGCACCTTTATAACCAACAAAGTGCTCGTGAAATTGATTTCGGAGCTGCTGGTGATCCAGATAAAAAACTGCTTGTCAAGCAATCAGATGCACGCTTTAAAGATGCGGTCGAACAAGCAACCAAAAACACTCATAGAGCAGTTGTTAATCCTGCGGAAAACGCCATCAAAGCTGTTCCTAAGAAATACTTTGACCCCATTGCTGACCCAAATTTACTTCCTGGTACGAATTTGCGAAACCTACAAGATTTAGCAGAGTTTGTAGCTAGAGGCAGTGGACGTTCCTTAATGAGTGCTTTGCCTGTAGTAGGTATTGCTGCAGGCGGCTTGGAGGCAAAGTCACGTACTGAAAAAGCCATGCAAACTGGAAACCCATTAGACCAAATGCAAGCTGGTTTTGCTGTAGGTGGTCAATTTCCGGGTGCTGGTAATGCTCTGGACATGTTGAATTTTGTAGTGGACATGGTTCGCAACCCAACTGCCTTTACCCCACAAGCTAGATACCTTCAACAATCTCGCAACCTCCTCCCTTACGGGCGCTGAAGGTGCTTGTTATTGCACTTAGGTAACTTTCTATATGTCCAACGTTTTAGAGGCCCTACAGGCCGATTTCAAGCTGTTTCTGCAAGCTTTGTGGGAACAACTTGATCTACCCTCACCCACAAGAGCCCAATATGCAATCGCAGATTATCTCCAGAACGGACCTAAACGTCTACAAATTCAAGCCTTCCGCGGAGTCGGAAAGTCTTGGATTACTGGTGCTTTTGTTCTTTGGACTCTCTTTAATAAT